CGAGTGGCAGTTTGTGCAGCTGTCGCCTCGGCATTAGCAACATATTTTGCGACACAACCTGAAACGGAAATAGATATACAAGTCGGATAATTAGCATATATGGTATATTATGTGCTAATGGGATTATTCGACCGATTTACCGCTAAATCAAATCAGCAAACAAATACAGTAGATGTTGCAGCTGCTCTCGCACCTTACAACGCACAACAATTAGTTGGCGGAATTTTATTTGGAACGACAACCGCAACTCGTGAACAGTATATGGCGATTCCTAGCGGTGCTCGTGCAAGAAATATAATTTGTTCAACTGTCGGATCTTTACCGCTTGAACAATACAATCATTTTACAAATGAACACATAAGACCAAACAGAGTAATTATGCAACCAGATCCAAGAGTTGCAGGATCAGCAATTTATGCATGGCTGGCTGAGGATATTCTACTTTATGGCGTAGGTTACGGAATGGTTATGGATGCTTACGCTGCAACCGATGCTTCAAGAATTAGAGCATGGACAAGAATTGCACCAAACAGAGTTTTTGCTTCATTAAATGGTAACTCAACCGAAATTGAATACTACACAGTTGATGGCAAGCGAGTGCCACCATTCGGCTTGGGATCTTTAATTGTATTTAACGGATTAGATGAAGGAATTCTAAATCGTGCCGGTCGAACAATTAAAGCAGCTGCTGAATTGGAAAAGGCTGCTGAAATGTATGCTAAAGAGCCAATGCCACAAATGGTATTAAAATCAAATGGAACAAATCTTACTCCAGAGCGAATTACAAAACTTCTTGAATCATGGAGAGTGTCAAGATCAACAAGAGCAACTGCATTCTTAAATGCTGATGTTGAATTGCAAGCATTAGGTTTTGATCCTGCTAAATTACAATTAAATGAAGCCAGACAATACTTGGCTTTGGAAATTAGTCGTGCAAGCGGCATTCCGGCAAGTTTCGTATCTGCCGAAACTACTTCAATGACTTATTCAAACATGACAGCCGAAAGAAAAGCATTGATTGATTTTTCACTTCGTCCAATACTTACAGCAATTGAACAAAGATTAAGCCAAGCAGATTTCGTGCCAAATGGCATGGAAGTTCGATTTGACATTGATGATTTCTTGCGTGGATCTGCTTTAGAGCGTGCGCAAGTTTATGAAATCCTAAACCGCATTGGCGCAATGAGCGTTGAGCAAATCCAAGAGGAGGAGGATCTAATTCGATGAAAATTAGTTTCCCAATTGAAATAACAGCTGCTGACACCAACAAGCGAACTATCTCAGGAAAGATTGTAACTTGGGATGAGCAGGGTTCAACAAGCGCAGGATTAACTGTATTTGAGAAAGACAGCATTGATTTTTCAAAGCCTGTCAAATTGTTACTTGAGCACCAAACAACAAAGCCATTGGGCAAGTTAATTGATATAACTGCAACAGATACAGGCTTGGAAGCAACTTTTCGTTTAGCCAAAACATTTAGAGCTGATGATGCTCTTGAGGAAGCAGCCACCGGACTTCGTGATGGTTTTAGTGTGGGCGTAAAAATTAACGAATGGAAAAATGTGGAAGGCGTGTTACGCATCCAGTCAAGTTCCTTGCAAGAGGTCAGTTTGGTAACTGATCCAGCAATCGACAGCGCAAGAGTGGCTGAGGTTGCAGCAAGTCAAACACCAGAGAATTCCGAAGCAACCGCTGAGGAAACTACAACACAGGAGGACAACTTGTCTGATACAACATCAGAAGCTCCTATCGCAACCGAAGCGGTAGAAGCATCACAAGCTCCAGTTGTAACTGCTCAATACATGGCATATACAAAGCCTCGTGTTGATACAAATGTTACAGCAGGACAATATCTAAACGCACAAATTAAAGCATTGGGTGGCGACAATGATGCTCGTGACCTACTTGCAGCATTACAGATTGCAACAGTTACTGAGAACACCGGAACTGTTCCACCAAATTATCTGCGTGATCTAATCGGCATAATTGATTCAAGCCGTCCATTTATCGATTCAATCGAGCGAGCACCACTACCAGCAACAGGAATGAAAATTTTCACACCTAAGTTGGGCACACAAGCAACTGTTGCAGTAACTTCAGAAGGTTCAGAGTTTTCATCAACTGACACCGCTGTTACATTCCAAGAGGACACAATCGTCAAGTTCGCTGGAGCAAATGTTGTAAATGTTGAGTTGTTTGATCGTTCAGACCCAGCATTCGCAGAATTATTGGTTCGTGAGTTAGCTGCATCTTATGCACAAAAGACCGATCAATATGCTGCACAAATTGCATCACAGAATGCAAGTGCATCAACTGGCGCATCAATCTACGCATCAATAGTTGATGGAATTTCTGATTCCTATGGCGTAATGCGCTTTACACCTAACCGACTATTGGTTGCTCCTTCAGGTGGAACAAACGGAATTGACTTTGCTGGATTACTTGCAGCAACAGCTGATTCCCGTCCACTATTTGCAGCAGCAGCACCACAAAATGCTGCCGGTGTGATTACACAAGGATCAACAAACGGCACAGTTGCTGGACTTGATTTAGTTGTAAGCCCTAACTACACAGGTGATGATGCTAACGCCAAGCATGCTTTGGTTTATCCATCACAAGCAATGCGATTTCACGAGAGTGGCACAGTAGAACTTCGTGCCAATATCGTTGCAAACGGACGCATTGAAATTGGTATCTACGGATATGTTTGCGTAGTTAATCGCTACCCAACCGCATTCCGCAAGCTAGCAGTAGCCTAATTTAACTGAGTGCCTAGGGTTGCTCCCGATCCTAGGCATCCATTAATGGGAGTTTAGAGAGGAACTTATGCCTACAATTATCACCGCAAGTCAATTGCGTTCCGTATTGGGTGTAAGTTCCGCTCTATATGATGACACTTACTTAAACCAAATTATTGACACAGCAGAAACTGTTATTCTGCCAATGCTTGTTACATTCAAAAGCCCAATTGAAAAAGTGTCCCTGACTGATAATGTCGCCACTTTCACTACACTAGGAATTCATGAATTCACCGAAGGACAATCAGTCGTCATCACAGGATGCGGAAGCCCTTACAATGGAACAAGAGTTGTGTTGGCAGATAATCTTGGACAATATACCTTTTCGCAATCGATCACTAATGCCGATATACTCGAGGCTAATGTCATCCCATCCGGAGTTGCTGCCCTTTCTGGCGGATCAACTTATGTTGGAAATGCAGCTGTTCAATCAGCCGTCTATACAGTTTCAGTCGAAGTATTCCAAGCCAGACTTGCCGGCGGAGGACAAATCGAAGGAGTAGATTTTTCACCAACACCATTTAGAATGGGTCGATCATTATTTAATAAATGCGTTGGTTTGCTAGGTTCATATATTGATACCGAAAGTATGGCTCTCTAAATGCCTAATCAGACAATCCTTGAGCAGGTCAGGACACCTTTAGCAACCGCATTATCAAGCGTTGCCGGAAATGTTTATTCATTCGTTCCTGAAACAGTAATTCCACCAGCTGTAGTGGTTGTGCCTGATTCACCTTACTTAGAATTCGAAACAATAAGCAAAACCAATGTAAGAGCCAAAATCAATTTTACAATATCAGTTGCCGTTGCGTATAACAGCAATCCGGCATCGCTCGACAATATCGAGCAATTAATCATAAGTGTTCTGGCAGTAATTCCAGTTGGATACATTGTCAGCTCGGTTGAAAGACCGACAGTCACTCAAGTTGGTGCATCAACGCTGCTAATCGCAGATGTTCGAGTATCTACCTACTACACGCAAACAATATAAGGAGAAATCATGGCAACAGTCGTAATTACCGGTCGTGATGTTGGTTTATCTTTCACAGGTGGAACAGATATTCAAGCACAAGCGACAAACGCAGTTTTAACCAAGGTCAATGAGCGTCAGGTTTATCAGACCATGGAAGGCGAGGCTTACAAGACCACAAACATTTCAGGAACATTCCAATTGGATATGTTGGCAGATTGGTTCAGCGATCATCTATCCGACGGAGAACTTGATCAGCAAAA